ACAGGATTCAATGTCATATCCATCATCGTCTGTATCCGAACTTACTTCGTCATCAGTGATTGTTTCTTCATCGCCGTTCTGACTCATGTCGTGCGAACCCGTGGACGGGTTGCTCACATGATCAGCATCTACGTCCTCCACGCTTAAAAGATCCTCCTCCTCACCGAGGACGACACCTGGACGCTGACTGCGGGTGTGCTGGAACTCCACCTGTGGATCGGGTTGGCGCATACGAAGTTCAAATGTCTTTCCCAGGTTGTCCGCAAACCATTTGCGTTCGACAAGATCTTCATAGTCATCCGAAATATCAATCACATGGTCGCTGGCGATTCCAACGTAGACACCGTAGACCTTCGGGAAATGAATACAGTCAGACTCAGATAGAGCAATGCTTGCCAGAGCACCTACGTAACCGGCGCCATTGGGACTCTGTAGTTTCTCTTGCATATCCGAGGCAATGTCCTCGGGTTTCGGAAGACCTAGTACACCGTAATCTCCTCGCATCCACTTGAACGGACTCAGGATCATCGTTGTCTTGCGATGGATCTCTACGGTCTTGCCCTTGGATGTTTCAATGTGCGTTTCATCTGCCACACGATTGACCTCTTCTCCGAGTTTCACACCATACTCCGAGAGATTGGATAGAGTTTCTGTCTTGAATAACTTTTCCAGGGGCGGAAAGAAGGGTTGTGGGTTCTGAAGACCCCACGCAGATGTATCCAGTCTTGGATGCCGAGTCAATTTCATGGAGACGGCAGTCGAGCGAAGATCCTTGCCCATTGTTTTGGGGCAGGGCAATCAAACCTGCGAAATGAACGACGTAAACATTTTGGCACCTTACAAATAGATGAACTTTGAATTGAAAAAGTTCGATATGAACATGATCAAAGAGAGATGTGAGATTGATTCTCGCAAGTCTCCTATGATTGTCATCATTGGAAAGAAGGACACGGGGAAATCGTTCTTGGTGCGTGATATTCTCTACAACACACAGCACTGCTTCCCCGTAGGGACAGTCATTTCGGGAACAGAGGTGGCCAACGAGTTCTTCCAACACATGGTTCCCTCCAAGTTCATTCACGATAAGTACTCCCCTGAGATTGTGATGAATGCGATCAAGCGTCAGATGTTGGTGAAGCAGAAGCGCAATCAGCAAAAATCTGTACAAGGTGGCGCTTCGAGTCTGGACCCTCGTGCGTTCCTCATTCTAGACGACTGTCTGTACGATAGTTCTTGGATTAAGGAAGAGTCTACGCGTTACGTGTTCATGAACGGTCGTCACGTAGACATGTCCACGATGATTACGATGCAGTATCCACTCGGTATCACGCCGAATCTTCGTACCAACGTAGATTTCGTGTTCATTCTGCGTGAGAACATCCTGGGGAACCGTAGAAGAATCTACGAGAATTACGCAGGAATGTTTCCTACCTTTGAAATGTTTTGCGCGTTTATGGACCAGTGTACCGAAGACTTCAATTGTCTCGTCATCTGTAACAACGTTTCGTCGAACCGTCTAGATGACCAGGTGTTTTGGTACAAGGCATCGGATCACCCACCGTTCCGTCTTTGCGATCAGTCCTTATGGATGGACAACAAACCGTTCCATAGCACGATGTTATCGGGTGATCAGTACAGTCCAGAGGCAATGAAGAAAAAGAGCACCCCTTCCGTCTGGGTCAAAAAGCAAGAGGGACCGAAGCATTAAATTACTCGCGAAGAACGCCCTCGGTCATTCCTTCTGGATCGATAACCGAACTTTCCAGATCGCAATACCCGCTTCCGATGAGTACGACGTCTTCCCCGACCTAGTTGTTTTTTTAGACTGGATATTTTGGTCCTGAGTGCGTCTATCTTTGCTTGAACTTCCGCTGCACCTGCTGCGCCGTCTGCCTTTGCAAGATCTTCCTCTGCTTCAACCAGATTGAGTTCTGCAAGTGCGAGTTGCGTGTCTAAGGTAGGAGGTTGTCTACGAACGGGCGCACCTACCGCTTCAGGACCAACGGCAGTGCCTTCTGGGACAAATTCCTGGACATTTGGATTCAGACCGGGCGGAGCAGCAAGCAATCTGGGGTTTACGAATATATACTCTCTATTGCCACTACGTAACTCTTTATACGTACGTCCATACTCACGAACATCGCGATCACCGGTTACTTGCTGGGTTACTTTTGTAATTGTTCTGCGAGGGTCGTCGGTGAATGTAATATTCAATTCCTGATTCCAAAAACCACCCGTTCCACCAGTAGATGTTCCCGTGTATGTTAAACCGAACCTTGCCGTGAAAATATCGTTAGGGTTTAACTCTGGAAGTGCAACCGCTACCCCAATATTGTTGTCCATCAATGTCCAGATTCCATTCATTCGTACAACTGCAAAAAGATGACCGCGACCGTCTGGCGCCCTTACTGTAATCATTGCTGCTACACATTGCATAGCAGATAATATGCCAGTTTTGAGTACCTTTTCAAGATTCGCACTATAAACAAACTCAACATTTACGAATAGGGTGTGGTCAAGTAAAAATTCAAGAGCAATTGTATCGGCTACTGCGGCCAGACTTAACCCATGACTCTCCCTAACCGCTTGTGGATCACCTTTTTGTTCCTTGTCTTTGATAATGTGTATTAGATTTGAACATATTTCTCCTGTCGGAATTGCAGTGTCTCCTTGTGCTGATTCTGTACGAGAGATAGTTGGAGGAGGAAGCGGACCCCCGGGATAATATGATATCCCCTGTTTGATTTCAGCAGACATTGATTGTATAATTCGCGCTACGCGATACGCCATCAATGGAAGGACACCCTGACTCGCTTCCTCCGGTGTACGTGGACCTTTTTCTACATCATGTGTGTCTATCAGACCTCCATTGGCAAATACATACTTGTTCCAGAGATACTCTCCCAGAATGTCTGAATACCATAGAGAAACTGTTAGACCATCTGTTGCACAGATCCCCCTTTTTTGAGATGGAATTGGGAGTTTTCCTTTGGAATTCAGATCTACCATCGCCGTTCTCAATTCTTTCAGAGTTTTGTATTTTGTGAAGAGGAACTGCATTCCTCCCCGTTGTAGACCATACATTGTTCTCCTCTCCTACTTTATTCCCGCAGAGCGCCCTCTGTCGGGTGAACCGGAGCAGCAGCATCCTCCAGTGCCTTCTGCTGAGACTCACGCTTGCGACGCTCGTTCTCCTCCTTCTGTGCCTTGATCTTCGACTCACGCTCCTCAGCAAAGAAGATCTCCTTGTTCGCCTCGTTCTCCTTGTAGCGACGCATGAGTTCGTTGAGTTCCTTCTCGGCATACTCCACCTCGGGCATCAGGTGCTCCGACGGGTCCCAAGGGAGCCAGGCACCGACCTTGCCGATATAGAGGTTGTCCTTGGGGTACTTGCGCTGGAAGACCTTCGCCATCACCTGCGCCTCCTCCACAGTGGGGAAGCAGCGGCGAACCTTGACACCGCGAACGTTGGACTTGAACTCCACCTTGTTGTCATACTGCTCCTGGAGTTCCTTCTCGTGCTTGAGGAGGAACACCTGGTACTGCTCCTCGAGGTCGGTCTCACGAATCTCCTTGTCACGGACCTTGCTGAACTCGGCAGCATCAGCAAGCAGATCGTCGATCTTCAGATTGTACTTCTTGGAGAGGAATGCCATGTAGTGCTCCAGACCCTTGACCTTCCAGTCGTAGTTCATAAACTCGATGAACTTCGAGAAAAAGAAGCGACTCTTGTCCTGGATGACCTTCTCGGGAGAGAGGAAGGACACGATACAGTACTTCTGGGTAGGGATCTCGGGATCCTCGTCCAAAAAATCAATAACATTTCCATCATCGTCGTGGGTAGGAAGAACCTCGCGGGGCATATGTTTATCATACATTCACGTCATGTAAACGCCATATTTTACCGCGTTGTATTTTTGCTATACACGGTCTTTTCACGCCATACATGTCTGCAAGTTGATATTGTGTCAGTTTATTTGCGTTCTTTCTGATTTCATCAACTTGATACTGTGTTAATTTTGCTTTAGCATTTGTCTCCCCCCTCGGTTGTCTTCCGGATTGTAATTTGTCGTTCATATTGTCCTGATGCGTTCCCTCGCGCAGATGATGTGGATTACAGCATGGCGGGTTGTTGCACGAGTGTAGTATAAACATGTTATCTGATATAGGTCTTTGAGCATAAAGTTCAAATGAAACCCGGTGGGCTTTCATATTTTTGCCATTCATCCTCACGACCCCATATCCATTCAAAAACCGACATCCACTCCATTCTTTACAACCACCTTGTACGGTTATCAGTTTGGATTCAAACCATTCTTGAAATTCTATATTTGTCATATTTCGTTTACGCAAGTTCATTGTTTTAGAATACCATTTTTGACATAAGTCATTTCTACGCACGTATACAAATGTACGACCTTCTCACCTCTACACTTCTCTTTGTTCTCCTTGTGCCTGGGTTTGTACTGACTCTTCCTCCCTCCGGTGGACTCTCCGCAATTATCGTCCACGCGATTGTCTTCTACGTGGTTCAGGCATTCCTCCCCCAGTATGTTCCTTCTTGGGGAATCTGGATTGTTGTCCTCGGATTAGTGGCAATCAAGGTATTTGCGGCCCGTAGTGCTGCTCCGACGTACTAAAAAATCTTCGCGACTTTTCAATAAACACAATGGAGTCTAAGCCTAAGCCTACTGCCCCTGGTCTGGATCTCGGTGACCTCGTCACTCGCG